CGCTGCTGAACCCCCGCTGCACTGGCAGCACATTCTGCATGAAGTATGCCTGCGGCACCTCCATAGCTACCTGCTCTCCACCTGCCTGCAAGTTCTGGTCTAGGGCAGAGGCTGCAAGCACGGTGCCTGCAATCTCAGAGAAATTGAATGGGAAGCCAGCTTGCGTTAGCTTAGCTTTAACATTTGCCATGCTTGCCTCCGCAAGGTTTAGTAGAATATGCTGATACTACCAGCTATACCCTGTGATAGGGTGTTACCTGAAGTACCAGTCACGTAGCCAAGGTTGATATCGGCAAACTTACGGTCTTTACGGGTATTAGCCAAAGCAAATGCTGTGTTATCTTCAGTCGCGTAACTTCCAGCGTTATAGCCATAGCGTAGTATGCCACGTCTGGCAGTGAGATTACCGAAGGTTGTGTCTGTACCTTCTATAGTTTCACGAAGAATGAGTGCTGCACCAGAAGTTACAGTATCTACCATTTGACCTACGCCTACACTGTAGGATATGTCTTGACCTGCAGTTACTGCGTAATTTCGAATTGCAGTTTCGCCGAAGGTAGGGTCAGTGTAGAATGCAAACTGGCCACTTCCGCTGGTAGCTTGGGTGTGCCCGCTGGCAGTACCTCCACCTTGTGCCACCACAGTAATTTGAGTTACTCCTGCTGGTACTGTCCAAGTACCTGAACCTGCTAGATTAGTCACACGAGTTGGAATCGCTGCAGTCGCCGCCGCAATAGCTGCTGTAGCATCTGCCTGCGCAGCAGAGATGGCTCCATCCTGCGCATCATCCCGACCGTCCTGTGCCACTAGGGCAGCTGCAAGATTAGATGCAACTAGGGATGTGGCTGTGGTCTGTGCTGCGTTAGTGACAGCTTGCGCGGTCTTAGTGGTCTGTATGTACTGCTTCAGCGTGCGGAACTCAAGAGCTGCTGTGCTCAGGGCTTGGTTGCCCGTGGGTTGGGCGGTATCTTCTGCATCAGGTGTATAGGCCATTACGGTAACTCCACAAGCTCTATTGTGAGCATATTATATAAGGCTTGCTGATATTCAGCCCCTGCACTTTGGCTGTACACCTTGTGCTCCACCATCTTGGCAAGCTCAAAGAGCAAGCCCTTGAGTACAGCTTCTGTGTGCTGGTTCAGAATCCAGCTATCTGTGCTCACCTGCCCAAGAGTCTCTACTGCTGCACTTACCACGAAGGTAGGATACTTAAAGTAGTAGAAGCCAGTGGTTGTGGGCACAGGAGCAATGTGGTTCAGGACTAACAAGCCACCGCTTAGGAAGTATGTAGCTTCCCCGCCCACAAAGCCGAAATAGCTGCGCACAGGCACAGCCCGTCGCAGCACATAAGGAGTGGTAAGCTGTACACCATCTGAGCCAAAGCCAGTTACTTGGTACAACTTACGGAAATTGTCAGGAAGTGTAAGCTCACTTGAAGTGTCCCCGCTGGGAACAGCTACTGGAGCAAACGCCACAAGGTCACGGTGGAAGTCAGCGGACGCATGGCAGCTCTTGAGTACGTTCCGAATCCGCTTGCGTGCTACGCTAAGCAGGTCAGGACGGTCTAGGAGCTCCAGCACTTCGGCAATTACTTCCTCTAGGGTTTGAGCTGCCATAGGTTACTTCCTTACTTTGGGATTGCTTGGAATGTGGAGACTGCATCACCTTCTTGGAAGCGGTAACAGTTACCTACAGCAACCATCTCCTCAAGGTGCTCTTCCAAGTAGTGGCTGTCTGCAACAATCACACCATCCGAGGTGAACACGCGCTTACCGTTTGGCAGGCAGATGTTGCAATTGCTAAGAGGCATGATGTACTTAGGAAACTGCTTCGTTGCTGAGGGCTGCGTGGTGGGGGCTGCGTACCGTGCCGCTTCCGATTCCGCCAACGCTGCACGCAAATGTGCAATTTCCAACTCATGCTCCGTGGGGGATGCAGCTGTCTTAGCCAACATAGCTGCTACTACTGCTGATTTAGGTGCTTCTGCGCCCTGTGTTGCTGCTGTCATGGTGAGGTACTCATTCTTAAAAGTGGGTTGGACAAACGCCAGTGCCTAAAAAGCCCGCGACCCCTGTGAGAGGTGCGGGCTAGAAGCAGCGATTAAGCTGCGGCTGTTAGGCCAGTGATGATAGCGAAGGCGCTAGGGTTGACAATTTCCATTGTCAACTCTGTAGTCATCGTACCACCTACAGCATCCTGACCTGCTGTTACGTAGCGACCGTCCATGCCGTACTCAGTGTTGGCGGTCTTACGCAAGTAAGGTACACGGATGGAGTCCATGTCAACTGCGATGGCCATTTTCTTCCAATCATCGTTGCTGTTCAGCATAGGGTGCTCAATCATCTTGAACTCACCACGGCTGGTGCGGAAGGACTGGAACTGCAAGCCAAAGCTGGTTGCACCGTCCATGATTTGGTAGTTACCGCTCAAGCGACCAATCTCGTTGATTACGTGGCGTGCGCCACCGCCAACGAACAAGGTACGGCGGTTACCAGTACGGCCATTGCTTGTAACATCGAAGCAACCGTTCAGTGCAGTCTGCAACTGTGCGTAGGTAGTAGTGCCCCCAGCAGCAGTTGTGTTGCCAGCTGGAGCATACCTACGGATGGACTCAATGATACCGTCCATAGTTGTGAGGTACTGGCTGTTGATTGTTTGGCCAGACTTCTGACCGAAAATCATGGCCTTCTCGATATCCGCACCGTGAAACAAGCCACAGTCGATACGAGACTCAGCTACCAAGCTACTGCCTACAATCGGTGTGATTGCTGTGACAGTGCCAGCTAACGCCCAGCTGTTGCGGAAGATTTGTGTGTTGTTCATCACACGAGTCGGGTTCATCAAGCGGCTAGTAGGTGCGTTAGAACCTTGCTCGAAGCTTGTGCCAACACTGTACAACTTCACATCGTCCGCGATGTTAGCTGCTGCAACTTGACCAGTTGCACGACGTACAGTGAGAGTAGTAGCATCCACAACAGCGGACACGCGCACGATTTCACCTGTAGTGTTCACACGTAGCATCTCACCAACTAAGATGTTGTCTGTGCTGTCAACTACAAGGCTTGTAGCTGCTGCAAGGACTGCACCGTTCATTTGCACAGATGGGAACACCATTGTCTTGGCAAAGTAGCCATGTTCAACAGCAGCAGCTTTCGCTTCTGGCAACATGGAAGTCATGCCGAACAGAGGGCACTGGCCATTAGGGCTTAAGCGGATAAGAGTACCAGCAAACGACTTAGCTAAGTAGTCTGTGGTGCCGCTGTTGGTTGTGTTGTAGTAGTAGCTATCTTGTAAAGCCATGATAAAACTCCAGAGCCTATGGCTCTATTATTGACTGAAGTAGTCTGCCCAATTCTGCACAGGAGCTCCTTGATTGATGGGCTGTCCTGTACGTGGGTCAGTGGGAACTGTTGACTGCGGTGCAAATTGCTGCCCCAAAGTGTGCAAGAAACCTTGCATAGCTTGTGCCACTTGTGCTGGGGTAGCGGCTGGGTTAGCCCGCATGAAGTTTTGTTGCATAGCATCCAAGAGAGGCCGTGCTGCTTCGTGTTGCGAAGCGGGTGCTAAGGTCTGCAACTCGTTCTTTGTAGCTAAGCTGCGGAAGGTGTCAGGCATAGAGCCTTGTAAGCGGTCATTGTAAGTACCTACACCGCGCTCCACTAGCTTCTGTGAGAACTGTACAGCCTGCATGAATGCTTGCTGCGTGGTCTGGTTCAAGAGCTGTGTAAGTGCTGTAGGGTCACCTTGTTGAATACGCTGCATGACAGCTGCATCCACTTGCGGTGCAAAGTTCATGGCACCTACGGCTTGCTCAAAAGCTGCACTGTCCATGTTGAACAGAGGGCTTGTGAGTGCTGCCTGCGGAGAAGCTGCTGCATTAGGGTCTACTTTAAACACTTGCGCGTAAGTATCCAAGGGGCTAGTCGCGGGAGCGGTCGGAGCTGCTGGAGCCGCAGGGGGTGTAGCTGCTGGCTGCTGGCTAGGGTCTGGAAATGCTGGGGCTGGACGGCCTGGATTGAACATATCCATGAAGCTCCCAGTAGGAGCTTGTGGTGCAGGAGCTGCAGGAGCTTGCTGTGGTGTGCTGGTGCTTGGGGTGTTGGGAACATGGTTGTTTACTCTGTGACTTGTGGGATTGGTTGTGTTAAGAGGTTCAGTATGTACCGAGCCTCCAGTAGTGCGCCCTTAGACTCCATTTGTTGTAGAGCATAAGAGTTGATGGCTTCCTGAGAGCCTCCGTTGAGGGAGGTGTTCAGGATAAGCTCTTCCAGTTCACGCACCCTGCCTTGTAGTAGGTGGATGCGGTAATCTTCTTGCTGGTTCTGCTGGTTATTTTGGTGCATTTGCTGCTGCCTCTGCTTGTGCCTTCTGTTGCTGTAGCTGAGCTATTTGCTCGGGGCTGCGCTTGAACTTGCTCACATCCACACCTTGTGCACCAAGCATGGAAGCGAAGATTTCAGCTCTGCTGTACTCCATGTCCAGCTCAGGGCTCTGCGCTATGGTGTTGAACGCTGCAACCATCACGTCAGTGTTCATGGCCTTGCTTGCAGGGAAGATACCGTCAAGCATCTTGTAGTCAGCCTCAGAATCCATCATCTGCACTGGGTCAATCTGCACTGGCTTGCCTTCGCTCTTGCTCATGAGCTGCTCAGCCTCTGCAAACTGCATGTAGTTGAGCTTAATCATACGCTTCATGGGGTTGAAGAAGTTGTTGTCTACATCCAAGTTGAACTTCTGCTGGCGTGCGCCACTCTTGTCCATCACGGTGGAGAACTCTTCAAGAGTCTTGTTGCCTTTGACGAACGCACCTTGTGAAGCTTGGTTGAGCCCAGTGGCACTGTTGCTTATGCCCATCACAGTTTGCATATGCTGCATCATGTACGGACTTAAGCGGTCTTCGAACGGGATGCTGTGGTACGCAGCTGCTAAGTTCTGATTGAAGGCTGTACCACGCACTGGAATCTTAGCTGCAGGGTTTGCGCTGTTTATGTCATCCGAGCGTATGAGAGTCGGGTTGTACAAGGCACGGTCACTGACTGCTCGGCGCATGGAGGCTATCGAACCATTCATCATGGAAGTGGCTACATCCTGCATATCCAGCACATTCTCCACGAAGCTCTTGCTGTTAAAGCCCAAGTTGTCGTCATACCCGTGCGCTGCAACTACAGGGAACATGCCATGCACATAGTTCAACGGCTCGATGTACACAAGGCTCTCACCTACCCAAATGAGCTTGAAGGGTGCAGCAGTTCCGCTCCGTGCAGCTGTGATGCCGTACTCTTGCGGGATGATGCGCACGTACATGGTGACTACTTCATAGCGCCCACAAGCTCCCTGAGAAGCGTTCTTGCTCACCATGCCAAACAGCTTGCTCCAGTCTACAGCTTGTTGGCCGCGGTTTGTAGTGTCCAGTGGGTGAATATCAGGTGTAAAGTACAGGCCGCTACCTTCTGCTGCTCCATTGTCTAGAGCCTTCGAGAAATTGGCTGTTACTGTAAACTGCTTGTCCAGCTCCTGCAGGAAGGTCTTAACACGCAAGTAGTTCATGCGCTCTACATAGCCACAGTGCGAACCGTGCCGAGAGATTTCATTGAAGCCCACAGTCTCATCAAAGAAGAAGTTGTATGGGTCAATGTAGTCCACGCAGTTGCCCTTGTGGCTTATGCTCTTAGTGACTCGCTTGCCATCCTTGAGGATTAGCGCACTTGAGGTCTGCTCCTCCCAGCACACTTCAGCGCACATGATGTTGTACCGTAGCGCATCACGCAAGCTCTTCTGAATGGAGCTTACCCAGCGGAACAGCTCTTGGTCACGCTCAATGAGTGCATTGTACATGATGGACACAGGGATTGTCTCTGGAGTGTTTACAGAACCTGCAAACGCAAAAATTGGATACCCTGTCAAGAAGGTACCCACAAGGTCTGCATGAGCTGTCTCCACTTGCTGCAAGCAAATGGGCACTTCCAAGTTGCGGTGCTTGTCCCGCTTGCCTGCATCAATAGCTGCCTTAGCTTCTTGGGCTTCTCGGCTGGTGTCCACAGTGCGCTGGATGTAGCGGTCAATGGTCTGCATACGTTCCCGCAAGCCTGCGTGCATGCTAGGGTGCAAGTAGCGCCCCTTAATGCCTTCAAGGAAGTTGAGTGTCTGTTTGCTGTAGTTCATAGTGAGCGGTCTCTGTAAGTGGTGGGCGGCCTAGTTCTGTATGGGCGGCGGTCTTGGGGGGCTTCGCGCCCCTCGCTCTTCCACACTGGGGGCTGCGTACCCACCTAGAAGCAAGCTGGGCTCTGGTCTGCTGGAAGCGTATCACAGTGCTCTATAACTGTGGCCTGCCCCTGTATTGCAAGCAGGTGGCCATAGGTAGAGAACACCTTGGGTGCGTACGCAACAACATCCAGTGTATCATCTAAGTTGTTAGTGCGTATCGGGTCAAAGCTCATAGCCCGTGAGAGCCAGAGTGCAAGAGCTGCTGGGGTAAATGCCAGCTCCTTAGCCTTGACTTCCTCGAAGGAGCGCAGGATACGGGAGTTCTTACTGTAGCCGCCAGTGGTTATAGGTAGGAACTCTATGCCGTGTATGTTCTGCTGATGGCTGATGAAGTTGAACCAGAACAGCAGCGTGTCCTGATAGGCTACGTTCTCCACACAGACCAAGTTGCACCCTTTCTCCAGCGCAAGGTTCAGTACCTTGTAGATTGTGGCGCTTGGGGTGAGGATTTCCTCGTGCAGCTCTACCACACATGGGGTTGCATCATATACCTCAAAGTAGCCAATAGCTGTAGGGTCACTAGTCTTCTTGTACCCTGAAGGGTCAATGATGATATAGTTCCCTTGGTGCAGCATATCACCTGTAGGCTCAATGGTCACAACACTAGTGGGGTCTAGCCCGCTCTTGGGCTTGTAAGTTGGGTCATTCAGCACTTCCGCAGCGAACACCTCCCCTTGCCCCATCTCAGTGTCCTGTAGGTACTCAGAAAGCAGCTGCTCAAGCGGCTGTAGCTCCTCCCACAGCGCCTGCCCGTTGGCTAGGATAGCCCCCACGATGTAGGACTTCCAGTTGGTGGACTTCTGTAGGTTACGGAGCAAGCAAGTGAACAGGTTGGGCTTAATCTTTAGGTCACGGTACATGTTCCCAATGTATAGGTACGTACACCGTGTAGGATTCTTGGCCTTCATGAGGGTAGCGAAGAACCACTCAATGTACTGTACGCTCTCTGTTATGGAGGCGGCGCACTCTCTGGTCTGCGCATCGTCACACAGGATGACGTCAGGACGACTGTAGCCTACGTTGAAGCCCCTGATACTTGTACCTTGGCCAGCTGCTGCGAGCGCAATGGTGCGCCCACCGAACGTGAACTGCTTGAACTCAGCCTTGTCTATGCTAAGCTCTGTGCGCCAGTTCCCGTACACCTGCTGTATGTTCTGACTGTCTAGCATAGCGCACACATCACGGAGCACATCCTTCGCACGGTCTTGGTTTGCGCACACTATGAGGATGAACTTGTTCTGTGTGTTGAGCACTACGGAGAGTATGAGCAGCTTGAGGAGCAGGGTCTTAGCGTGGCCGCGTGGAAAGCCCAGTGCGAACTTGTCGAAAGCACGCTCTAGGCTCAGGCTGCTGTGCAGAGTGCTCCACAGTGCCTCATAATAGGGAGGAAACGCCAGCGTACAGACCTCAGGAAGCGCAAGAGGTGCAAAGAAGTTAAGCTGAGTGGCTGCTAGCTTGCGAACTTCCTCTAGGTTGTAGCCTGTGCTCATTTCCGTGCGCTCAATAAGGCTTGCGCTGCTTTACGGGCTGCTGCCAAGCGTAAGGCTTGGGCTTCTGCGCTGCGAGTAGATGTTTTCATGGTAGTATCTCCTATAGCCCGTCCTCCATGACAGGAAGAAGGACTGGTTTTGCTGCAAACTGTGCAGCCATATTGTCGAGCTGTGTGGTGGTACAGGTGATAAGCTGGTGAGTTTGGTCACCCTGCTTCCACGCCACCGCTTCCGAGCTGCCATTGAACACAAACTGTGCCGCTGCTGTTGCTGGAAGGTTCAGTTGCACCACTGTTGTGGGCTTGTTCTCACTGGGGTGCGCACTCAGGCTGCGCCGCTTGGTAGCGTTCATGGTCTGTGCTATGCGAGCCAGCTTCATGGGGTCACCGATTGTGCCCAAGGTGCGCTTCAGTGCTTGCAGGGCTGAGAGCTCCACTTCTTGGTAGAGCTGGTCAATGTCCGCAAACTGCTGCTGTGCTGGCACACACAGCTGGTGCTTGGTGCAGAGCTGGCTTATGTACGCTGGAGACACAGAAAGTGCTGAAGCTATCTCCTCTTGCGTGAAGCCTTCTGCAAGGCACGTGCTTATGTAGCTTGGAAGTTCATGGGGTGGGATTGCTGACATGGCAGCCTCTAAATGGGTGTGGTGTATGCAGCTAGTATGCAGGGGGCAGGGGCGGGGAACTGAGCGGGTTAGCTCCAACTAGATGTAGCTTACAGCCCCGCAGCTTAGAGCCTTTACACGAAAAACTTTAGAAATTTTCTGGAGGTGACAAAGGAAGGCTACGCCTTCCCCCGCGCGAAAAGGCCACTGCCCCCCTCTTGTGCAAGGTGCGTGGTGCGTTGTTTTGGTGCGTTGGCTGGCTGGCTGGCTATACTGGCTGGCTTTTTATAGGGGGGCTGGCTTGCGCTGTGCTGGCAGGGCATAAGCTGGGGGCATAAAAAAGCCCCGCAAGGCGCGAACCTTGCGAGGCTGGTTGGTGTGGCTAGGGCTTAGATGCCGTCATCTTCTTCTACTGCTGCTCCGAAGATTTTAGCGTGGTACGCTTTGAGGCGTGCTACTAAGTAGGTCATTGCTTGCGTGGCGGCGGCTTCATCTGCTCCAAGCTCAAGGGCTGGTACTAAGTCCAATGCGTCCTGAGCCAGTGCAGTTAGGTTGGTTACGCGGCTGCTATCCACTTGTACCAGAAACTTCTTAATGCTTGCGTCCGTTACGCCTGACTTGAACAAGTCACTGGAGATTACACGAGGTGCAATCTTCGGCTTAGTTTCGGAGAGGTAGGCCGTAAACTGGGTAGCACCAATGGCTAGGGCTTCTGCACTAGGGGCTACTAAGCCAGAAGGCTTACGGGCTGCCATCTCTGCGCGGTGGGCAATAATGGCGGCTAGGTCATGCGCTCCCACTTCTTTGAAGGCGTCGATGTACTGGGTTTTGACGAAATCCCCCACCAGGTTGGCTAACAAGCTGTTGACTAGCTCAAGCTCTGCACCCTGCAAGGTGTCGCTAGTTGTTAGCGTTGGGATGTTCACCTGAGCTTCGACGCTCTTACGTTTCCAGCTTTTTACAATCGCTCCTCCTACTGTTGCATCGCAAGCTTCAAAGGCTGCGGCGTTGGCTGCAAGTTCTTCGCCCTGCTTAGTGCTATGGCCTACGATTGGGAATGAGCGAAAGTGGTAGGCTAGTTTGGTTAATACTGTATTCATGGTTCTGTACTCTCTAATGTTGCGCGTTGTGCGCGGTTTGTGCCTTTGGTGGCGGTAGTTGCTCGCTTGTGCGCGGCATGGATGCAAGTATAGGCTGCGAGGCCGTGACTTGCATATCGGGTTATTGTGCTGCTGTCGCTCCTTGCGGGTGGCGGTGCTTGCTAGGCTGTAGCCTTGCTACTACTGCACGCACGCTGTCCGCGTACTCTGTAGGGCAAGCCTGTTGGCTTGCGTAAAGCTGGTGCGTATTGCTGAGTAGGCCTCGCGCCTGCCTTGCATACTGGGGGCGGCTCTTTACGGTACGCGCCCATGCGGAAAAAAGTAGGTCACATAGTTCGCTATATGCTTGTGAGCTCACTGTGCCTTCGTAGGCTGTGCTAGGTGGTTGGTGCTGGTTCATGCTCTTGTCTCGGTTGTGCGCGTCCTTGCGCGTGGGGGTGGTTAGCGTGTCATGTACCATGCGTGACTCGGGATTTCTTCGAAGGTATACGCTCCTTCGTAGTAGTGTGCGATTATCTCACTAAGTGTTTTCAGTGGGTGCATTTCCATGTCTTGTACCATTTTGAAGCAAGTTAGCTCTTGCAGGTCACATTCAATCGTGCGTGTTACTTCTGTGCCTTGCTCTGTTTCGTGTACTGTGTACTGTGCCTTGCTGGCTATGCCTACTCTGTTACAGAAATTTAGTAGGGCTGTTCCTGCGTAGGTGCTGCAAGCTATACTACAATCACCTTTTAAAATGCGTGTGTACTGTGTAGTGGTTTTCATGGTTCTCTGCCTTCTTTTAGTGTGTGCCTTGTAAGCTGTGCCTTGCTCGGTGGCGGTGTCCATGTCCGTAGGGAGTGGGGCTATTATGGCGCGCTGCCTGCAAGCAAGCAAGCGCAAGAGTGTAACAGATTGTAACTGCATGGGCTGTGTGCCTTGCACCAACTGAGTGCATCAGCCCTGCAAGCTGCGCCCGCCTAGCCCTGAGACTATCTCACCCCACTGTGGACTGTAGGCTACACGGACTGGCTGGGCTGCAAGCTCTGGCTGGGGGAGCGCAACCGCACCCTCCTGCGTGGGCTATACCTGCACCCCACAGCACCACAGCTCACCATTCCGAGCACTTCCGTGCAGTTCCTGCTGATTGCGGGGTATTCCTGCTAGTTCCTGCTGATTCGGCGAGGGGGAGGGTATGGGTGCAGCCTACAGGTAGCGTACTGTGCAA